TAAAAGAAATTGTAAAAGAGATTGGTGATGATTATACGAAACTCGCTGCAGACATAGACGAGACTGAAACTTATGTGGACACAGGTTCGTACATTTTTAATGCACTGGTTTCAGGTAGTGTATTTGGCGGTGTATCTGGCAATAAGATTACTGCTATTGCTGGAGAGTCTTCTACTGGAAAGACTTTCTTTTCTCTCGCTGTGGTTAAGAATTTTCTTGATTCTAACCCCGATGGTTATTGTCTCTACTTTGATACTGAAGCCGCTGTTAATAAATCACTCATAGAATCTCGTGGTATTGACCTTAATCGGTTAGTTGTAGTTAATGTTGTTACCATTGAAGAGTTTCGTAGTAAAGCACTTAAAGCAGTAGATATATACTTAAAAAAACCTGTAGATGAGCGCAAACCCTGCATGTTTGTGCTAGACTCTCTTGGTATGCTCTCCACAGAGAAAGAGATTACCGACGCACTGAACGACAAACAAGTTCGTGACATGACCAAATCTCAATTGGTCAAAGGTGCATTCCGTATGCTCACACTCAAGTTGGGTCAGGCAAACATTCCCATGATTGTTACCAACCATACCTATGATGTCATCGGTGCTTATGTCCCTACCAAAGAGATGGGAGGTGGTTCTGGTCTTAAGTATGCCGCTTCTAGTATCATCTATCTCTCAAAGAAAAAAGAAAAGGATGGAACAGAGGTCGTCGGAAATCTTATTAAGGCAAAGACTGCTAAGTCGCGTTTAAGCAAGGAGAATAAAGATGTTACGGTACGTCTGTTTTACGATGAGCGTGGCCTTGATCGTTATTATGGTCTTCTTGAACTCGGTGAGATTGGCGGTCTCTGGAAAAACGTCGCAGGACGCTATGAGATTGACGGCAAAAAAGTCTATGCTAAAGCAATTCTCAAAGAACCCGAAGTTTATTTCACTCCAGAAGTAATGGAGAAACTTGATGAGATTGCTCGTCAAGAGTTTAGTTATGGATCATGATCAAGGTTCTAAAAACTGGAATTAATGTCTCTAAAGTTATTCAGCAACTAAAAAAATATCCACAAGACTGGGACCATCAGAAACATCTGAAGGATTCCCAGTCTTTGGTTGATAGAGGATTTGCTGACTTGCCAGTTAGCAATCTTCAACTTATAATGGGTGGAGTTAAAAACAAAGAAGATTTTGTTGGAGACTCGGAGATCAATGTAAAGACTCCTGCCTATGCTCACCACAGTGAGATCAGAAAGATCATACGCAAGCATTTTAAGAACGCAGAGATTCATCGGTGCGGATTTCTTTCACTTCCTGTTGGTGAGATTGTAGGTGCTCATATTGATGAAGGAACTTATTACCTGAGCAGAAACAGGTATCATCTTTCCATACTTGGTAGGTATCAATATTTCTGCGGCAAAGAAACTGTCATTGTTGAACCAGGAACTCTTCTTTGGTTTAATAACAAACTTCCTCACGGCACGGTGAATGTCGGTGATGAAACAAGGATAACATTCGTTTTTGATATACCACATGGACAAAGTTGAAATTCTTATTCTACGAAATTTGATCTATAATGAAGAGTATTTGCGTAAAGCAATTCCATTCATCAAAGCAGATTATTTTGAAGACTCAAATCAAAAGATTATCTTTGAGGAAATATTCACTTTTGTGCAAGAGTATAATAAGAAAGCATCAAAAGAAGTTCTCTCTATTGAGATAGAAAAACGTCAAGACATTAATGATTCATCATTCAAGGAAGTGATTGGTCTTCTTTCTAGTATCGAAGACAGTCCATCAGAATTTGAATGGTTGATTAACACTACAGAAAAGTGGTGTAGGGATAGAGCAATCTATTTGGCTCTCATGGAATCCATTCACATTGCTGATGGAAATGATGAAAAAAAGAGTCGTGATGCAATTCCAACCATCCTGTCTGATGCTCTTGCGGTTTCTTTTGACACCCATATTGGTCACGATTATCTCCTAGACTATGAGGAAAGGTATGAATCGTATCACAGAAAAGAGGATCGCATTCCATTTGATCTTGAATATTTTAACAAGATTACGAAGGGCGGGATTCCGAACAAAACGCTTAATGTTGCGCTTGCGGGCACGGGGGTGGGCAAGTCCCTATTCATGTGCCATTTTGCTAGTTCTGTTTTACTGCAAGGTAAAAATGTTTTGTACATTACGATGGAGATGGCTGAGGAAAAGATTGCGGAACGTATTGATGCAAATCTTCTCAATGTCAATATTCAGGACTTGACAGATCTTCCCAAGAATATGTTTGAGAACAAGGTAACAAACCTTTCAAAGAAAACTCAAGGTAGTATAATTATTAAAGAATATCCTACTGCAAGTGCACACAGTGGACACTTTAAGTCACTTCTTAATGAACTTGCACTTAAGAAGTCATTTAGACCTGATATTATTTTCATTGATTACCTTAATATATGTGCTTCCTCGCGGTATCGCGGAAACAGCACTGTCAATTCATATTCTTATATCAAAGCAATTGCTGAAGAACTTCGAGGGTTGGCTGTTGAGGCAAACGTCCCTATCGTTTCTGCCACGCAGACCACTCGCTCTGGTTATGGTAGCAGTGATGTTGAACTTACTGATACTAGTGAGTCCTTTGGTTTGCCTGCTACTGCTGATCTTATGTTTGCCCTTATTTCGACTGATGACCTTGAAGGTCTGGGACAAATACTTGTAAAGCAACTTAAGAACCGATACAACGATCCAACCATCCATAAACGTTTTGTTGTTGGAATCGATCGTGCCAAGATGCGTCTTTATGATTGCGAGCAATCTGCACAAGATGATATTCTTGACAATGGAAAAGAAGAAGAGTATACTTATGAAGAACAAAAACCAAAAAAATCATTTGACGGATTCAAGTTCTAATATGGGACTCACTACTCGAAAATTACAATCCCAAATCATCACTGGTGAACCACCTCATTATTTTGAGGTGAGGAATCTTGATGGTGGAAGGTATGTTCACTGTGGTTCCGAAGAGGATGCTAAAGCAGCGTGTGAACGGTATCCTGGATTTACTTATCATAAAATCTATCTTCCTGCCACACCTAAAACTGTTGATGTACCACACGTTCGTTTGGCACCCGACTTTGAACTTCCTGCTCAACAAATTTTACCCGAATCTGAATTACAACCTTTTGAAGTATGACCCAAGTTATTGATACTGAAAAGTATGTGGATTTTGTAAAACAAACCACAAGTGCTCCAAGTTTGGATTACCCTGTCCTTGTTTCCCGTTTGAGTGAACTGGAAGCAAACGGTGCTAATATTACTCAACTTCTTACCGCTGCTCTTGGTTTGACCGCAGAAGCAGGTGAGTTTACTGAAGTTGTGAAGAAGATCTTCTTGCAAGGTAAAACTTACAACGAAGAAAATGTCTTTCATATGAAACGTGAACTTGGTGATATCTGCTGGTATCTCGCCCAAGCATGTATGGCACTTGATACTTCTTTTAATGAAATTATGCAAATGAATTATGAGAAGTTGAGTGCTCGTTACCCTGAAGGTGCATTTGATGTTTACCGTTCTGAAAATCGTGTGGAGGGAGACCTGTGAGTGAAGAAAAACAAGTAACAATTACAATGCCTATTCGTTCTGCAGCAGCAGTCCGATATGCACTTTTTGAATCGCAGAAAGGATATACCAATAGTCCTGCTTGTCCAGAGCGTGTCCTTGAAATTCGTCAAGTCATTACAGACCTTGATGATTCTATCAGTTCTGTTGTTGAGACCCCTTGAGGGTCTTTTTTTATAAATACCCATAGAAGAATGTTTTATCTAATTTAAAAAAATGGATATCAAGTATCTCAATGCTTTGGCAGAAACATATAAGCAGATCAGTGCTCCCCAAGAAGTTGAGGAAGTCTACAAGGGTAAGATGGACCGTGGCACCCGTGCTGATCTTGAGTACCGCAAGGCAAATCTGAAGAAGGAAGAACTGGAAGCAACAGGACTCTTCACTGCAGAAGAGATTGAAAGAATCCTTGACATCATGTGTGAAGATCAATTTGATGAAGCAGATTCTATTGATGCAATGAGAGAAAGAGCAGCAAAGAGAAGACAGCAGCGTTATGGTAAGCAAGGTGGCGGTGGTCGTGATGATTTCAGACCATACACCAAGGCAGATTATGAAAGAGGTGAAGCAAATGACCCTAGAAAGAAAAAATAAATAACCACGGAAGGTTGCTCCAAACCCCTTGACTTTATAGTTGAGGGGTTTTATAATGTCTTCTATTGGGGTGTTCGTATAACGGTTATTACTCTGGATTTGCATTCCAGCAATAAGGATTCGATTTCCTTACACTCCATTTTAATTAAAGAGATTGATAAGTGTGAAGTGTTGTGTGCAAACTGTCATTTCATAGAATACTATAGAGAATGATAAATACTTGAGAGAGTATTTGAGTATAATGGCAGATAATTTACCATACTTGTCTGGTGGAGAGCAAACAACTATTAACTCCACTATAACGGAACTGTTTCCAGCTCTTGCATTTAATTCTGGTGCTCATCCAAGAACTGCAAGTGAATTGGAAGAGTTTATTAAAGGATTGGATTTAAATCAAAATGGCGCAAAAAAATCTTTTGTGAATGACAGTAATATAGAATCTGCTAAAGAATATATTACTAAGATGGCAAGGATTAGACCATCTATGAAAAATACTAAACTAGAAAATGCTGTTGGTATTCTTAATTGGATATATGATTATAACCATCAACGAGAAATAGAAAAAGTTGTTTGGGGATATAGAGAAAAACCTCAAGGAGTTCCTGCTAATCATGCTGGCGACATATTTTTAGTTTTTAAAGATAAAACAATTCATCCAAAAATTTTAGGTATTAGTCTAAAGGCAGGAACTGCATCTTCTAAAGAACCAAAATTAAATTCTTATGTTGCAACTACATTAAGAAAACCTGCTTGGAAAAGTGCTTATCCAAGAGCTGTGGAAGAACTAAAGGAAGAACTGTGGAATAAAGTTTACTCAATGATTCCAAATCTTCCAAAAACTGTTAATAAAACAAATTATTTGGTATTAAGCACTTCAAGACAAACACCTAATAAAATACTCCAAGAAAAAATGTTAGATTTGTTTAAGTATGATAATATTGCTTTTGAGGCATTATATGTAAGA